CCTGCCTTACTACGCAGGAAGAGTTCAGCAGCTTTAAGGTCGCCCTCAAGGGCTTTGTTGACCACAACATTACCTACTGCTTCTTGAATATCAGCCCTAGCTTCTGCAATGTCATTGCGGTACGTCTTGTACATACCGTTCATGGAAGAGGGTGCATGGTCATACTTCTGGATGTTGTCCAAGATGACCTTCATCGCTACACCAGCCCGAATGGCCTTACGAATGTAGGTAGCAATGTGGAGATTGTGTTTCAGCTTCTCAGCCATGATTTGTCACCTTTCAGGCTGACAGAATAGAGTAGCAAACCACATCGGCACCCATTTCGTACTTAAATGATTCGGTGAGAGAATGTGATGGTTGTGGCTTGCTTGTTGATATATAGTTGTACAGTTGGCTTTTGTCAAGGGGTAAAGTGATAAAAATATCACTTTTTTGTATTTTTCCCTCAGTTTCTAAATATTTCAGGCATTGTTGCATCCCATTCGTGCAGAATCTTCCCAGATTGCAACCAACGATCCCTCACTTCTATAGCCTCTTGTTTGCTATAGGTACGGTAGATAGCCTGTTCAGGCCCTCTCCTAACGACAAACAATCTGTTCATCGAACCTACATAGATATGCTCTTCCTCAGTCTCATAGTACCGATTGACAGGATCATTGGCATCCTTCATATACACTTGGTTGTAGGGAACAACAACAAGGTTATCAGCTTTGAGATTGTAGATGTCCTTGTCCTTGTAGATCACTCTGTCCTTGTCATCAACATAGTCGTTCTTGACAAACATCACAGCTACTCTAGCTAACCAGAACTTAGTGATCTCTTTAGTCCCATCAACCCTATGGGAGAAGTCCCTACCAATGAGGGTCTTGCCACTCCTCTTGGAAGTAAACTCACCAGTCTCAGGGTTGTAGTCTAGCAGTTCCTTGATCTGGTCAATAGTATAGCCCTTGTAGTCCATATCTTCAGTTCCTCTTGTTTGGTTGTTACCCCTTACATAGGAACTCAGTTAGGATATGTCAATATAGGATACTATGATAAGTAAGGTTATCTCTATCTACCTCCGATATTACCTTATCTAGTGATCCTTACACTCCTTCTATGGGAGTTTCTGTAGCATCTATCTTGTAGGTATATATTCAGGGGCGGGGAGGAACTGTTAAGTATATGGGTGTACAGTTGGCTCTTGTCAAGGGGCAGACCCCAACTTTTTTTGTTTTTTCTGTAAAAATCTTACAACTACTTGTTTTTTCTCTGTATTTTTTACACGATTAAATTTTTTGTCTTGGAAATATACCGTGTTACCCCACCCGAATCACCCGCCGCAGTATATTCTGGGGGTCCCATGCCGTTGTCAATAGGAAAGATTCCGCTTGACAGGGGTTTTGGGGGTGATTCGTGCAAATAAATTCCTTGACAGATCAAATACTTGCGGGAGAGGAACGAATCGGCAACCCCATTCGGTCTTTTGATCACATGGTCAAATCTTTACCACACGGTCAAATCCGGGCAGAATGTTATAACGTAACACCCGAACGACAAAAGAAAAGCCCAGCACTGGGCCGGGCAATTCTGCTAGTGAACGCTGGCCCAGAATAGGCCTAATCGCACGAGGTGTACCAGCTTGCATCCAAGGCCCAAGCGTTCCCTTGCTGGTACACTGTGAAGCGGTACCCGTACCCGTACAGCATGACGCGCAAGCGTTCCCCCTCTTCCTGAGCCTGCGCCTCAGTGTCGAAGTACTCTACTGATCTTTTCATCTTGTTTCTCCCTTACCCGATCCCATGAAGTCTACGCCACGTCACCCATGTGGTGGCTTGCATCTGATAGGCCTTAATCCCCTTGGCATGTGCCGCCACTCTATAGGCGTCTTGCAAGTCCAGACGGGCCTTCTTGCCTATAAACGGAACGTCTTGCATCACCCGTCTGTCAGCGTGTGCAATGCCCCAAGCGTGGCCGTCTATGACACAGTTGTCTTGGCCCATGATGCACCAGAAAAAGTCTGTGATCTTGGGGCCATTCAAAAGCGTGGCCACTCGCTGGGCGTCTTGGGGTACGTCTTCCAAGATGGCCCATGCCTTTTCCCACATGGCCTTGTAAGTGCTGGCCTTCACATCTGTGTAATACCCGCCACTGGTGAACGTGTCGCAGAACAGGCGAGCGTCTTTGACGTTCTGGCCCCAGAGATTCGTCGGAGACAGTGCAGCAATCACACCCACCACCACACGAAGGGGAAGCTGTGTTGCGTCTGCTATCGCTTGGGCTTCCTCTTGGGCCTTAGCGTACCATTCAAGGCCATGCTGCACCTCTTCCTGTGTGGCCAGAGCGTGGCAAGCCAGAATGTTTTGAACGTGTGCCATAGGCCTATTCTCCCCTCAGATTGACAACCAAAAGAGGGGCCTTTTCTGGCCATGTGCTGGCCCAAGTCTTGGCCAAGCGTTCAGCTTCCTCGCGGGTGAACGTGTCAGAGCCGACACGCTGAAGGCCCCGCGTTCCCTCAGTGGCCAAGGCCCATTGCTTCAGATAGATTCCCATGTGCTTTCCCTTCTCAGGCTTGAATGATGATGAGGCCAGCAAGGCCCCAGATTGACAGTATCAAAAGCGCAGCTTCCATGTGCTTCCCTCAGTACAAGTCTAGTGTGTCGTTCGCTTCATGCCACAGCCAGCGATCTTGTGCAGCTTCCTTGGCTGTGTCTTCCTCTTCCCAAGCTGGGGCCAGCTTCACACCCAATTCTAGGTCTTCCAAGTCACACTTCCACTGGCTGAAGTAGAAGTTGGCCCAGTACCCGGGCGAGTCGCTGGGGCTTGTCTTTACCTTTTTGTCCAAGCGTTCGATGTAGACGCTGGCCAGATCACCCGCATCAGGGAGAAGGCCACATCTGACGTTCTCATAAGCAAAAGCGATCATTCGCGCTTGCAATGTCTCGCGGGGGGACAAGTCCAGATTCATCAGTACTGATCCCCTTTCGCTGCCCAGAGAATAAACTTGAACGGGCGTCCAGTCTTCACAGCCATGTCAAAAGCGTCCATCTGAGCAGTCTCACCGAAGAAAGGCCCGCGAACGTCGCAGTTGTCTGTGTACACACGCACCAGCGAATCCGGGTACTCTTTCGGATCATTCGCAATTTTCACGAGGTTCAAGAAAGACTCAACGCGCATCATGTTTTCCTTCCCATATTTCGGCCTTGCTGGGCCATCATCAGTGGACCCGCATCAGGCCCAGATATAGGCGATTCAGGCTTGCCAAGACTTGCCAAAATCCAGCCAGTCACGTTCCCACCTTGCGGCGCGCTGGGGCCTTCCAACTGTCACGCACAAGGCGCGGGGGAAGGTCTCGCGGGGGCGGGAGAGGGGCCAAGGCGGCGCGTCTTCCCTTTCGCTGATTCGTACCTTGGCGGAATCTTTCGGTGGTGGCAAGGCCTACTTTCACCCGTCAGAAAACCGGCTCTTGGAAGGTATAGAATCACGGGCGGGCGCGGTTATACGAAAGTCAAAAGCCTGTAAACAATAAACCGCACGAAAGCGTCGAAATACCCCAAAATTGCGAGTCGATCTTTTCCGGGTGGTGGTGGCCCAAACAAGAGTCGACGCTGTACGGGCCTTTTTGGGGCCTTCTAGGCCATAGGCGTTTTTGCCGTAGCAGCCATGCAAAAATAGCATAGCCTTTTGTCGATTTGGGCTTGCGTCTATCACGATTCGGACTTAATGTGATTCGTATGAACCCGGTTCGACCGGGCGGGGGTGCCTATGGCGTTCGCAAAAAACGGGGAAGTACGGCTATAGCGAATCAGTGACAAATTTATCACAAACGCCGAGTCAAGTGTTTTGTGGGTATTGACACATATTTGTGATGTTACCGCTAACATTGTAACACGATAGAATCGGTCGTGATACCGCTAACATATACATATCGTGATATATGAATGTGAGAATGTATAATCATTCTAAGATGCACAAATCGTGATATGTGAATGTGAGAATGTTTGCGCTAACGCTGCGTTGCAGAATGTTACCGCTAACGCCGCAGCGCGGCAATGCAGTCGCAGCATGACTTTTTCGGCACCGCCAAGGACTGGCAACAGCCTCGACCCCCACAGTGGAAATTGTTCGCCAAACCCCCACAGTGGAAATACTGGGTGAACCCCCCACAGTGGAAATTTTGGGGCTGACCCCGCCAGTGGAAATTAAGATTGACAACCACAAACGAATCCGTTAAACAAATCTCAACGAAGCGATGGAGACAGACAATGACTGCTCAAGAACGTGTGCTGGTTGCAATTGAGAACATGATTAATGAGATTGGACAACTGCGGGCTGATGGGGTTGTTGCAGATATGTGGTACAAACACATGCATGATCTCCGCAGCGCAGCTTGGAAAGCATACCACGACCAGAAGGCTGTAGTAGAAAAGCAGAAGGAACTGATGAAATGACAAACGCACTGGAAGTGAAGACGAAGAAAACCTACGATAGCTGGGGCCACGAAGGTGTTTGTACCTACCAGCGTATGTCTGAGTGGTTCAACGGTGAAGGTCGCTACACAGAATACTGGGCAACAGTCCATTGCTCTGACACTTCGACGGGACATGGCTGGGGTGGTCAGATGAGCAAGACAGAATGGGAGAACCTGAAATGACCAACGACGAAGCCATCAAGAACGTCCGTGAAATGGGTCACATCTTTGCTGTCTCATTGACCACAATCACAGGCAAGAGCATCGACGATAAGAGTGATCTGATGAACGGTCTGGCAGCTTATGAGTTACTGGAACTCAGAGGCAAGTTAGACTGGGTTGATGAGAGTGTTGACATCGTACTGCGAATCGTATATGACTTGGCTATGGAACGGTTCGACAAGGACCAGATCAAGATAGGGCGATAAAATGAACTACGATGACATGACTGACGCAGCACTCAAGAACCTTCTGATCGACACCATGAAAGAGCGTGAGAGCCTTCACTTTGTCATTGGTTGGTTGCGTCAAAGCTACTGTAGCCCCGCCCATGCTGACATTGAACGGGCTGTGGCAATCAAGAAACTCCAAGAATACAACAGCGAGGTGGTGTGATGGCAAAGTTTCATGTGATCTTGTCGAGGGCTGTTCTCAGCCTGACGGCTTGCGAGGATGAACTGGGCGAAGAGTTCAGTGTAGAAGTAGAGGCCCACGATAGAAATGATGCGTGGGACACTGTGCAGATGGATTACCCTGAGAGTTCTGTGGTGTCTGTCTATGAACTGAAACGCTATGTACGGGAGTACTGAGATGTATACTGATCTAATTATTCGTGACCTTCTGGACCTGATCCATGACGTTAAAGCTGCTGGTTGCCGTGCCTATGACAACCGCAAGGATGCTGAAAGGGCTGTGTCTAACTCAGTTCACGAAGAGGCTGAAAACACCTACAAAGCCTATGACACTGTTTGTGAAGGTCTTATCGAAGCCTCTCATGCTCTGGACAAGGCTAATGATGACTTCCTGAACATTGAAGAGATGTTGAAGAAGATCATTGAAGACATCAAGATGGAAGAACTGAGCGCGAAGGTGCAGTCGAAATGATGAAAGAGTTCTACGATTGGTGGTATAATTATCCAACCCCTACCTATGAACCACTCAGCACCGAAGACATAGAAGCTGCATACATAGCTGGTTGGAACGCTTGTCGTGATAAGTGGGGTGGCGTTGATTACGATCTAACCCTAAAAGACTTCAATGGAGAGAACTAAAATGAACAACGCAATCATCAACCTGACTTGTCTGTGGTTTGTGATCCTGTCTGTGGTTGTTGTCGCAGCCCCCAAGACTGTAGGGACGTGGCAGGCACAAGTGGAAGAGGGCTTCTTTGAAGAGGCTGAACGTATCGGTCTGTGGGAAGAAGAAACCTATTGACGAATCAGTCTAGATCAGGTATCTAGAATACAAGATGCAAAGGAGATGCAAATGACTACCATCGAAACAATGTCCCCGACTGTGGTGAAAGATTTTATCAAAGGTCGTGGCACCCGTATCGCCACTGTGACCTTCCTCAAGGCTGATGGCTCTGAGCGTGTAGCCAATGGTCTGTTCCGTCCTTCATCCCATATCGTTGGCTCTGAGCGTGGCTTCAAGCAGTCGGAACACATGAAGGCCATTGGGTTGCAGCCCTTCTACGACCTACAGAAAAAGGCATGGATCAGCTTCTATCTGGACCGTGTTCTGACTGTCAAATAACCAAAACCACCCTATAAGGGTCTGACCACAAAAGGAAAACACTATGAACACCGTCTCACCTTTCAGCCCCGAACACGAAGCCATTGATGACCAGTGGTCAGAGTTCTTCGAGAAGTATCAATCTCAGATGCCTATGAACGCCACCTCTCTGACCCTTGGTGCAATCATCCTGACCTTCTTAGAGATGTACAACCCCCCGGTAGAGGAAATTACCCCTGTGCTGGTTGCTACTCTTGTTAGCTATGCTGAACGGCAGAAACCTGAACATGAGGGGTATATGAACTGATGGAGTGGCAACCAATCGAGACTGCACCTAAAGGTTCCTATAAAGAGGTTGCAGTTGGTAAGGGCGGTGTGCGGGATCACTATGAGCCTGAATATATCCTTGTACCAACAAGTGATGGCAAAGTGACCATTAGCTACTGGGTTCCAGATCAGGAGCGTTGGTGCATGTTCACTAAGAAACACCCGCCAAAATGGTGGATGCCGCTACCTGAACCACCTGTGGAGTGAAACATGTTATCAACATTCTGTCTGGCCCTTGTGGTCTATACTGAGGCAAGGGGAGAACCCCTAGATGGTCAACTTCTTGTGGCCGAGGTAGTACTCAACAGGGTCCAGATGGAACAGTATCCTGACGATGTATGTACTGTGGCATTTCAGCAACACCAGTTCAGTGGCTTAAAAGACACACCTGACCTTGAGACTATCCTTGTTGACCCTGCATGGCAAACATCTATAGAAGTCGCTGTAGAGGCTCTACAAGGCCCTACCTTGGGGTCAGGTGCCACCCACTACCACACAACCAAAGTCACCCCCTACTGGTCTAAGAAATTGACCCGTGTAGGGAAATACGGTAGACACATCTTCTATACAGGATACTGAACATGTCATCGCAACGTAGTGAGAGTTCTGCTTCTGAGCATCCCACACCAAAAGAACAGTACCTAGTCCCTATCCACAGCCTAATCAAACAGCTAGAACAGACTGCTAGTACCTATGAGTGGGGTGGTGAACTTGACAAGTGCGATGCTGTTCTGCTAGAACTACAACATGTAAGACACTATCAGATCACGACTGGTAGTTTGTGGTTCCCTCTATTCTGATGGGCATAGCCCATTATTCTCGAACTTCGTTCTGTGAAAGGAGATAGACATGATTAACCTACTACAAAAATGTGCATCTTGTGGTGTCAGTCTTGATGATGATCTGAACATCCTATGTGAACTGTGTGAAGAACACCAAGACAGCCTAGAGCCTGATCTAGACGACTATGAAAGTGAAGAAGACTATGAGTGACTATCTTGAACAGGTATTGGGTGAGGATTGGAAGAGTATCTTCAATGTAGAGGACTTCTCTTACCTCCTCCGATATTACCTTGAAGATGATCCTTTTGACATCTTATCGGATGATCCTTGAGGTATATAGGGATCGGTGGCGGAAAGGTTCTTTTAGTAAGTGGTTGTACAGTTGGGTGTTGTCAAGGTGCGTGAAGAAAAATATTTCTGGTTGACAGAGCGAACTGTACAACATAACTAGGGTGATGGACCCCTGAGAGGAGAACAACATATGACTATCGACATGACCAACAACCGAGTGCCGTATGGCCTGCTGTTCCAATGGGAAAAAGATGAATTGGACGCCCACAGAAAAAAAGGTGGACGCTTTCAAAGCAGGCGTATCCAAGCTGATAGTTGGATGGAGATAGGGTCTCCTCATTGGCATCCAGACCTTGTTTTTCGTATACTTCCTATACCAGAGGATCAGGATGTAATTGCGTGGGAACGTCTACCTGAATGGGTTATGTGGGTCGCCCGGGATTACAGTGGTGTGGTATGGGCCTTTGAACAAGAACCTTATAAGGATTCTAGTTCTTGGTATAGTAAGCATGAAGATCAGCTTCAAATTGATGACTTCCCCGGTCTCGTGCAGATCGGGACGTGTGATTGGCGAGACAGCAAGCAGCGGAGGCCGAAATGAAAGAACTGACAAGCGAAGCCCAACAGGGCGCGATCCACCTGAAGTGGGGCTTCTTGCCTGTGTTTATGGTCCGCATGGCGGTGCCAGCCTACGCGCCGGGAACTTGGAAGTGGGGTCGCTGGCGTTATGCGCGGTTGGCCGAGGTGGTCGATCTGAACTCGAGACTTATGGGGACATGGAGGGACTGACATGACTAACGAAGAACTGGTGAAGCGGCTGCGAAGCTATGCCAAGGATCAGGGTGGCTGGCATAACATTGATGACACCTGCGAAGAAGCCGCCGACCGCATCGAAGCCCTGACCGCCGAGCGGGACGAGCATTGGAAGTCGTTTGTGCATTGGCGAAAGGAGGCAGACGGCTTGACCGAGCAACTCGAGCAACTTGTTGCGATTAATGAAGCCGCCCGTGCTGACGCCACGCTGGCCGAGATTGAGGGAGAGAAGACATGACTGACGAAGATTTTCAAGGAATCATCGAAGACCTTGAGGCCAAACTGAATAAGGCGGTGGAGGGGCTGCGGGACGCTGTGGATGCGTGGGATAACCACAACAAGACTGGCGACATGATGCAGGGTCATTGGGTTACAGATGCCCGCGCCACGCTTTCAGCTTTGCTGAATGATATTGCCGAAGGCAAGGCCGAGATTAAAGGAGATAGCCATGAGTGACGAAGTTCAAGAAGGCCCTTTCCACATTGTTGTGGATAAAGTGTTGGAGCATGAAGATGGTGGCGCTACCTACACCTTCGAGATGAACCACAAAGCTACACAAGCTATGTGTCAATATGGTCTAGAACTTGTCCTGATCTGTGCAGCCTATGGAGTTGACATTCAGGACGCTTTTGAGAGCATCAGGAAACAACATGTATGAACAAGTAGAACTGATCCATCAACCCTGTCCATACGAAAAGTGTGGGTCGTCTGACGCTTTTTCTTGGAACACTAAACACCACATTGGTCAATGCCACAGTTGTCACACGGCCTACCCCAGCAGTGGGAATAAGGTGTTTGACTGGGCATCTAGGACCTATCCTCTAAAGAAAGACAGAGCCGTGATTAAACTTGTAGAACCTGCCCAAAGGGTAGATGATGAACAAGGTGTGTGGATGCACAATGGGCATCGTAAGGTCACAGCAAGAACTATGGAGTTCTTTGGTGTAAAGACTTATGTGGAAGGTGAAGTCCCACTTAAGCACACCTACACCTATCCTGATGGGTCTACCAAGACTAGGGTGTTCCCCAAGGAGTTCTTCACTGGTAAAGGTTTCAAGTCTGACAAGCTGTTTGGTATGGATAAGTTCCCTGCTGGATCAGCACAGGCTGTGACCATCACTGAGGGCGAACTTGATGCCATGTCTGGTTATCAGATGATGGGTCAGAAGTATCCCTTTGTGTCGCTACCTTCTGCCACACCAAACAAGCGTCTGCTAGAGAATTGCAAAGACTGGTTGGGGTCGTTCAAGAAGATTTACTTGTCTCTTGACACTGACGACAAAGCAGAGAAGTTTGCTATCTCTTTGATGCACCTGTTCCCCGGTCGTGTGTACCGTGTACCTCACGATGTCTACAAGGATGCCAACGACTTCTTGATGGCTGATGCTTCTGAGGGTTTTTCTAAGGCATGGTTCAGTGCAGGTCTGTTCACCCCTGACAACATCTATGCTACAGAAGAAGACTTCCTAGAACTGTTGCATGATACACCTGACCATTCCTATGTTCCTACTGGGATCATTGGTCTGGACGATAAAATCCTTGGGCTTATGCAGGGACACTTCACTGTTATCAAGGCACCTACTGGCATTGGTAAATCAGAGTTCATGCGCTATCTGGAATACAACTTCATCAAGAACTACCCCGAGGTGAAGTTTGCGACATGGCACTTGGAAGAGACTAAGCTACGGTCACTTCTTGGTGTTGTTTCGTACTATCTCAAGGACAACCTTACCCGTAAGGATTTGATCCAAGAGAAAGGTCGGTTGCAAGATGTTGAACAGGCTATCCGATACATCACGAACAACACAGGATACATGCAGTTTCACCTTCGTGAAGAAGATGGTGCTGATGAACTGATTGAACAGATCAGGGTTCTAACGCAGGTCTATGGCTGCAAGTATGTGTTCTTTGAGCCTATCCAAGACGTTGTGACAGTATCCAGTGACGAAAGCAAAGAAGCCTTGTTGGCAGAACTGTCTGTGCGTCTGTCTAAGCTGGCTGCTGATCTGAATGTTGGTATCGTTACGATTGGTCACACAAACGACAATGGCGACTTCAAGTATTGTCGGATGATTGGTCAACGTGCCTCTGTCATTATTGATTTAGAGCGTGACAAAGAGGCAAGCGATATGCTAGAACGTAATACTACACGGCTTGTGGTTAAGAAGAACCGTCCGTGTGGTCTAGAAGGAAACTCTGGTGAACTTCTCTTTGACGGAGAAACCTTCACCCTAACTGAAAAAGGAGTAGGCTGGTGAATATGGATGAAACCTTTGAACAATGGTTGAGTGAACCTTGGGTCGGGGGACAAACCCGTCTAGAGTTTGCAAAAAGACATGGTATGGAAGTCGAGGATATGCGCTGGGCCTTTTCTAGTGGATGGGTTCTGGGTCAACGACAAGCAGTAGAGGAGTTGCAGAATGTCTAAAGTAACTGTTGAACTGGATCACGACACTGTTGATGGAATCTTCCTCAACCAAGTCAACTATTGGCTAGAGCATCACAAACAACAAGTGATGGGGACTGCCCCTTGGTTTGTTCACCCAGATGATCGTGAAGAGTCTATCGAATACTATGTGGCCTTCAAGAAAGTAAAGGAGTTCCTAGAAGCATGAAAATCATTGTGCTGGATAGTGAAAGTGATGGTCTGTGGAAAGAGGCTACTAAACTTCATGTGGTTGCTTGGACTGATGATGGGGAAACCTATCACCACACCAATGACTACGAAGTTATGAAGTCTCTGTTGTTGGAAGAAGATACCCGGATTGTTGCCCACAACTCTATCCGGCACGATCTTCCTACCTTCAACAAAATCCTTGGGCTGAACCTGAACCACACAAAGTTCATCGACAGCCTTGCCTTGTCTTGGTACCTCAACTTTGAACGTGCTGCACACGGTCTAGAGGGCTACGGCATCGAATACGGTGTACCTAAGCCAAAGGTCGAGGATTGGTCAAGCCTGTCCTACGAAGAGTATGCCCATCGCTGTGTGGAAGACGTGAAGATCAACTGGCGTCTCTGGAAAGACCTAGAGCGTAAACTTCTTAAGCTGTATGGCAACTGGGATGAGGCTGTTCGTATTGTGGACTATCTTGGGTTCAAGATGGACTGTGCAAGAGAAGCAGAAGAGGTTGGTGTCCGTCTTGATGTAGAACGCGCACAGAAGAACTAC